CACAATCTGGTCAAAAGGAATGTGCTTAAGGAGAATTAAATGCCAAGTAAGATTATACCTATTACTAACTTGCCTGAATTTGGTGTAGTTAAAGATCCACCAACGGTTGGTTTAGCTCCTAATATATTTACTGATGCTAAGAATATACGCTTTAGAGATATGGCTGTATGGAAAATGAAAGGCGAAACAGATCTTTTTAGTGGTAACTTAGATCCTACCTTTACACATGATAACTCAAATTGTACTAAAGGAAAAGTTAAGTTTGTAACATACTGGGCTAATCCAAATAAAGAATATTATGTTTATGTTATTGAATGTAAAAATAGTGGGAACACATATGACAGAGTTATTGTTAGAGATCCACTTGGTGCAACTGAAAAAGATATTACACCTGCAGCTTTACTTTACGGATTTGAATCTACAGGCTATTGGCAATCTACAGATTTCCAAGGTGGCTTTTGTTTAATATTAAATAATGGTGTAAATGAACCTTATTATATTTTAGATGATGTAACTAATACTACAGGTATAACAGCTTTAATGGAGCTGGATAAATTACCTGGATGGGATTCGTATAATGCTGCACCTAAAGTATTAGAGGTTACTTATAAAACTACTTATGGAGAATCAGCACCTACTACTATTACAGATGCAGGTTTATTTGATTTAGGTATACTTGTAGATTGGTCAACTTCTTATTTACATGTAACTAAACAAACTCCAGGAGAATCAACTACTGGTGTAGCTTTAGTCGCTGCAACTAAAGATGATGGTAGTGCTAATAGTCAAGGTAGTGGAACTTTAGGAAGTGAGACTTTTGTTCCTGGTGTAAAACCACCTGATAATAGTACTAGACCTACTGCTGGAAATGCAACTACTTTTAGCTATTGTGTTTGGAATTCTAAAGCAAGTGGTAAAGGAACTACAATAATAAATTTAGCTAAGCATGGTAGCTCTCCTTATGAAGCACCCTTTAAAACAAATGATGTAATAACTGCTCATGTAGTTTCTAGAAATCCTGTTAAAACAACAGCAGGTGTTGTAAGAAGTTTTAATAATATATTAGTTGCAGGTAATTTAAAAGAAGCTGATACTGCTGCCCCTTATAAAACAATAAGAAATCTTACAGGCGTTGTAAGAACTTCTGATGTTGCTGCTCCAGGAGCTTTACCACAAAACTGGAATCCATTTGCAGGTGGAGCAAACACAGCTGACGAATTTACATTATCAGATACTTCTATTGTTAGAGACTTAGTTGGCTTACAAGGTAACTTATATATTTATACTACAACATCTATTCATGCTATGCGATTAACAGGGAATGCTTTTGCACCTGTTTCTTTTTCACCAGTAACTTCTCAATATGGTTGTCAAACAACTGATGGTGTTGTAGAGTTTGATGGTAGACATTTAGTTGTAGGTAGTAATGATATTTATTTATTCTCAGGAAATCCAGGAAATATAACATCTATTTCTGATGCAAGAGTAAGAGATGACTTTTATAAAAACTACAGAGCTGAAGCAGTTAATTCGTTATTTACATTAAGAGATCAAGCTAATGATGAAATATGGATTTGTTATCCTACAGATTCTTCTTCTTCTAATTGTACTGAAGCATTAATATATAATTATAAATTAAATAATTGGACTAGAAGAACATTAACTAATGTAGTTTCTGGTGTTGTTGCTCCTGTTAGAGGTGTAAGCACTAGTGATGCTGATAGGAATTGGGCTGATGCTATTTTAAATAAAAGTAAACCTTTTCCAATTTTAGCACAAGCAACTGCTGATGCAAATAATAGAGTACTAGTTGCAAATGTTGGATACACTTTTAATGGAACTAATTATACTTCTTATTTAGAACGTGAATCATTGTCAGTAACACCTGAATTTTATACAGAAGCATTTAGTTCAATAGCTTTATTAACTCAAGGTACTGGTACATTAAATGTTAAAACACTTTCAAGTAATAGTCCAGGAACTACGATAGACTTTACAAGTAACTCTACTAAAACAAATACATTTAATGTTGCTAGCTCATATAAATCAGATGCTAGATTAAATGGAAGGTTTATTAGTTATAGAATAGATGATGGTACAAATACAACAACATCATGGAACTTAGCAGGTATTCAGATAGAAGTTCAAGATGGAGGAACTAGATAATGTCACAATCAACTGTTACTCAACCCTCTCAAGATCCAAATAAAACAGACGCTGACGCTGCTTGGGAAAAAGAAATAACTGATGCCGCTAATAAGTTAATGTATCAAATAGAAAACTTAAGTTCAGGAATGGTTTCAGGTAATAACCAAATATTAGTATATGCTACTGATGTAAATGGTAGTGATATGTCTTATGAACAAAGAGCTTTAGAAGGTTTCTCAGCAGTTCTTAATTATTCTGGAGATCTTCCTACATTACCTGTATCAGGTCTTGTGTTTACACCCTTCTCAGATGTGGCTGTTAATACAATTATCTATCAATACTATAGAACAAACACTGTACAAACTTCTGCACCTGCTGCTAATGGTACTTATAATGCTAGAACTGGTGAATGGTTATCAACTAATCTTTGGCAAAAAACTATACCTGCTATGGATAATGTATTAACTTGGGTAAGTCATGCAGTTATATCAGGCTCAGGAGATTCAGTAAGTTATACATGGAGTAACCCAGTTTTATATTATTCTAATAGAAGAGGTACTGGAAAAATATATTATCAAGATCAACAAAGTGCTACACCTGCTAGTCCAGTAGCTTCTAATTATAATTTTGCTACAGGTCTTATCACATTTACTAGTATGAGTGATGGGTCTACTAATAAATGGCAGCAAGCACCTGTTACAGCAGATGTAACAGATACTCTAAAACTTATGTGGACTTGTGAATTTGTAGCTGAACAACATCCTGGAGCAGCTACAGCTACTGTAACATTTACATCACCTGCTGATCATATTGCAATAGCAAGTGATTTAAAATCTAATAATTATAATGGTGACTTTCCTCTTCCTGCTAACTTTAATACCGGAAATTGGGGTACCCAAGGTTGGGCTATTGAGAGAGCTTCAGGCGATGCTGTATTTAATAATGTAAATGTAAGAGGAAAGTTGAATGCTGATGATATATCGGCAGGCACTCTAAACGTAGATAGAATTGGTAGTAATTCTATTGGTATGACTCAGATTGCTAGTACATTACAATCAACCCCTTATTCTTCAGGATCGCAGGGTTGGAGAATACAAAATAATGGTGCTGCTGAATTTAATAATGTAGTACTTTCAAGAAACCAACAAGTAGCTAGCTGGACAGAAGATATTCCTAATATGACAATTACTCAAGGTTATGAAACAACTTATTTTAATGTTATGATGAGACATGAAATCCCACTTGCTCCTACATCACAACAAATTGGTTTAGGTAATTGGGGAGGAAGTGCAGATAATACTTATGCAGTTGCTACCTACTTAGATGGGAATACTGAAGTATTTTTTCAAGGTGCTCCACAAAACCATAGACCTATTGTAATGTTTGGAACAACTTGTGATATACTTCCATTAGGTCAAGCATCTGGTTATAATCAAACTTTTAGATTTAGAATTAACTTTTGGGGAAGATATTGTTGGGGTCTGAAAAATATTAGTGCAAGTCAATCTACATTTCCATGCTATGTAAGAGTATACAAATTAACTTAGGAGAAAAATAATGAAAATTATTGGTGGGGATGAAAATCCAGCAAACGGAACAATATATCTTAATGAAGAAAGCGAAATTAAAACTATCATAGATGAAGTAACAGGTGCTGAGTTACAAGCTGGTAGTATTAAAATTCATAAGTATGAAAAAAATAATAAAGATTATGCATGGGCTAAAGCAAAATTAGATAAAGGAAGAGAATGATTAGATTAATAGAGGACAACGACGTATTAGATACTATACAATTTATGCGAAAGTATACAATTAATAATGGAGAGTTCTTTGGCTTTGAATATAACGAAGCTGTATGGATGAGATACTTTTTAGATATAGTAGAAAAACAAAAAACAAATCCACACTACTTAGCAATTGGTGATTACACTGAGCATGGTATACAAGGATTTTTAACAGCACAATCATATGTAAACTATTACAATAATAAATATGTAATGGATGTTAAAGATTGTATTGTAGATTTAGAGCATAAGAATAATGCATTTATAGTTTATAGATTATTCGATGCTATGATTAACCATACTAAGAAACATGGTGGTCATCACTGGAGAGCAGACTCAGTACGCAATGAAAGTGATGCTATAAAATATGGAAAGTTACTAAAGCGTAGGTACAGCGCTAAGGTACATACCTCAGTTCGAGGAATAATAGGAGAAGATAATGTGGATATTAAAAAAGAATAATGAAGATCTAGACTACGATCCACAACTAGGTGTTCATGATATGAGGCGTTTTATTCCAGGAGACGCACCCTCACAACTTAAAAAGTTAGTTGGAAGAAATATAGTAATGAAAGGTGGAGGCGCACCTCAGACGACAACTGTTTCAAGCAGTATAGATCCTGAATTTAAACCTTACTTAGAAAAAGTTTTATCACAAGTTACTGATAGATATGAATTAGAAGCAAATGATCCATCTAAAGTTGTATCTGGAATGACTGGTGCACAAAGTGATGCATTAGCCGCTCAAGAATCATTAGCTAGAGAAGCAATGGCTGGTGATACAAATAAGAAAGATATGTATGGCAGAGCTCTTGCAGGTACGGGTGAGTATGATTATACTGCCGCACGTAATAGAGACATGCAAAATGTTATGGGATCTGCAGCAGGTCAAGCTGCTATGGGTGGATCGCTAGGCTCTGCACGTGCTGAGAAAGCAATGCAAGGTGCATTAGCAGATAGATCAATGCAGTTTCAACAACAAAGACAAGCTGATGTAACATCCGGCTTAGGAATGAAAGATCAATACATGGCAGGAAAAGCTGCAGGTATTAAAGGTCTAGGTGAAGTAGGAAGTACACGTCAAGCTTACAATCAAGCAGTATTAGACGCACCACATACAGCAGCATCAAGATATTTTGGTTACTTAGGTTCTGCACCACAACAACAAACACAAGAAACAACCGGCGGCGGAGGTAAGTAATGTTTTATAATAATCGAAATCCAGAAGAAGAAAATCAAGGAGGAGTTACATTAGCTACCTCTTCAGGTACTGCTAGCCCTATGCAACCTGCTAACTTTAAAGTAGGACCTCTTGCAGATCATAGACAACAGCCTAGTGCAGCACAACAAGCTGCTACAAATATAGGTAGTAATGTAGCTGGTAAGGTAGTTGACGGTGCTTTATTTGGTGGAGAGACAGGAGCTGCTTTAGGTATGGGTGAGACTGGTTTAATCTCTAAAGGTATGTCTGGATTAACAGGTATGTTTGGAGCAGGAGGAGCTGGTGCCGGTACTGCCGCAGCTGGTGGTGGTATGTTAGGTGGCGCAATTCCTGCAGCTAGTGGATTAGGGGGAGCTGCCGCAGGAAGTTTAGGAGCTGGAGCTGCTAGCGCAGGCTTAGCAGCCGCTGCACCTGTAGCAATCCCTGCACTTTTTGCTGCCAAGGCGTTTGGTTGGCTTAATAAAGGTGGAAGCGTAGGACCTTTGAGTGCACAGTATCATGCTGATGGTGATGAGATAGAAGTACCAAAGTCTAAACCAAGGTACTTAATGTATCCTTATCAAAGTAATATAGAGACACCAATGGCTAGACCTAGACCTATGACTTATGGAGAAGCCTATGATAAGGCTTATGGAAAGTATGGCTTTGATCACATGGAACCTGAAAGTGAATGGGGTAAATCTTTATATCATGGCTTTAATAAAGCGCTCTCTCCTAGTATTGCATTAGATGCTAAGATTATGCAATGGATGCATAATAAAGAAATGAGAGATGCAGGTGTACCTGGTTTTAATCAAGGTGGAAACGTAGAACACAAAGAACATGGTGGAATGACTGGACCACTCTCAAATAATAAATCTGTTAAGATGGAAAAGAAAGAGACTATTGAATATAAGAACTAGGAGTTTAGTATGAAATATAAGACTACTCAAAAAGATCGCTATGGGAATATGAGATCTTTGGAAATAGATACTGGTGAAAATAATATGGAAGTTCCTCCTATGACTTCTATGATTCCTCAGTATGAAGCTGTTGGAGGATTAGCTGAGAATCATCCAGGAGAACCAAAGGGATCTGATACTGTACCGGCTTGGCTAACTCCTGGAGAATTTGTAGTTAATAAAGAAGCTGTTGATATGTATGGTCCACAAATTAAGAAGATGAATGATGCAGGTAGAGCTGTGCAAGATGGGAATATGAATCCTAATCAGGCACCTCCTGTGTATGCAACTGCAGGACAAGAGGTAAGTAATATAGAACAGTGGAAGAAAGAGTTAATGCAAAGGGAAGGTGGTTATAGATCTGATATTTATGATCCTTTTCCTGATGATGGTGTATGGGAACCTACTACTGGCTATGGGCATTTACTAGATAAAAACTTATATACAAAAGATATGCTAGGAAAACCAGGACCTTTTAAAACTGAAGCAGCTGCTAAAGAACAGTTTAATAAAGATATAGGTAATGCATTAATAGATGCTCAAGCTAATATTGGAGAAACCGCTTGGGCAAAGTTACAGCCTCAACAACAATGGGGTTTAACTAATATGGCTTTTCAATTAGGTAGAACTAAGCAAGCTAAATTTAAAAACATGATTGAATCTATTAAAGCTGGAAAGTACGAAGACGCTAAAATGCATGCAGCTTATAATCGAAATAAAAATACACAAGAATATGATATTAAAACTGGATGGCATTCTCAAACTCCTACTAGGGTAGATGATTTTCTTAAATTTATGACAGTCATTCCAGATGGTCCTACCTCTAAACCTAATGTAGATGCAGCAGGTAACATTACAAACTTAGAGGTTGAGACACCTCCTACTATTCCCAGCTCACCTGAGGAACCTGGAAATGGATGGAGCTTGCTCAATCTTTTTGGGGGTAACAGCTCTAATGATAATTTGCCAGAAGATGTTACTACCGCGGATGTAAATGAAGGAAGTGTACCTCATACTGTAATACCTATACCAGGACCTCCTCCTTCTAAACCT